TCTGCAGGGGGGGGGTGCAAAGTTTGCAGGGGTAGGGGTGCAAATTCTGCACCCTTACAATTAGACAATTATAATTCAATTAATACACAATTAGAAAATGGCTCATTTTTGGCTTTTGAGGATGAGGGGAATTCATCCGGCACTCATCAGCCTTCTAAACTGCTCACAACACAGCACCCCCTCACTTTAGACATGATTAACGCTCTAGAGTCACAGGGCCACATAGGCCACGCTGAGAGGGTGCAATTTGCTAGAGAACATCTAAACATTAAACTATTAAAAGGGGGTTACTATGAACAAATCTAATAAGATGAGCAGGCTAGGTGATAGCCCTGAAATCAATAATCTACTCAAAAGCCTAAAGTCAGTTATTGCTGATAGGCCGGCTGAGCTGCCAGAGCCTAAGCATTATTTATCATTTAAACACCTTAATGCTACAAATCTAGAGTCTGAGGGTGTGGTTTATCCGGCTTCAGCTTGCTACACTACAAAACCCCTGCCCTACTGTGGCCGGTGTGGGGATGGGTGGGTGAGGGTAGTTCAGGCAGATGGCTCATCTGCTGTGCATATCTGTGAAGACTGCGAGCGGCCTAGGCGCAGGCTCAAACGCCTTAATGATCTCAGCCTACCCTCTGATGCAACAGGGGCTCATCTAGATATGTATGAATGGGATAGCCCTGAGCAGAGACATAGAATCAACGGCTTGATGAGGTGGATGAAATACGGACAGGCCCATGAAGCGAGATCACCCTCAGTGCTTATGCATGGCCCTCAGGGCAATGGTAAAACTACATTACTCTATGCATTAGCAAAGGATGCCATCTTCAATGATTACAGGGTGCTATATACTACTCACTCAGAGCTACTAGAGAGCATTAAAACTACATGGTCGAGTAAAGAGAAATCCCCTATCTCAAATGGCTCATGGCTTGATGGAGTAGAGCTGCTGCTATTTGATGAGCTAGGAGGTATAGGGGGCAATATTGAGCGGGGTGATTGGGTGTATAGAGACACAGTTAAAATGATAGGGCATATCTATGAGCGGTGGTCATCTGGCAGCCTGAGCATAGTGATGAGCACGAATATGAAGCCTAGGCACATAGGCACCTTTTTTAATCGTAATTATGCAGTGATGAGCAGGATCGTAGATATATTTTCTGATCCTATTGAGATGACCGGTGCAGATCGCAGGGTAGTAGATAATGCTAAATTTAAATTGTTTGGAATGTGATATGAATGACAGCACTAGATATCTTATCCCTCGTGATCTATTTGACTCAGCAATTATAGAGGAGGGTGAGAGGGTGATCTATGATGAGAGCCAGATCAGAGCAATATTGATAGATGATTATTATCAGGCTATGAGACTAGACCCCCGATGCGCTAGTGCTCCTGATGGCTATATATATGAGCTATGTGAGAAGCAGGCTAACAAGTGGCTAATATTTTGGCAGCATGGCCTATTTGCATTTAGAGGGCCCTTGATCCTACATAAAAAAATGCTTGATAAAAAAATACTTAGCACTCATAAATGACAGAGTGAGCCGCTTTACTTTAAACTTTTGTGTTTAAACCCCTTTCTATCTCCTGCCGGCTCACACCCTAATTACTATAGTGTTAGTACTATTAACACTAGTTGAATCGTTAAATAGGTGAGTCTATGCAAGAGACAATTGATGCCATAAAATTAATATTAAGCCCTCTTACTGAGAGAGGGAAGGGATCAAGCCCTGAGGATTTAATGAGTGCATGTGTGCGTTTACATAATTTAGAAACACCCCTGTCTGAGAATTATAATTTAGAAACACATTTGTCTGAAAATCATAATTCAATGCCTGCGCATGAACAATCATTGAGAAGATCTGTATGCTTGCTATTGATAAATGAGGCACATGCATTAGGGGCTAGTGATGATTATGTAGAACAGATAGGCAGGTATTTGCAGGTTATAAAATGGGCTATCCGGCTAGGTAGAGTCCTCACTACTGAGAGAGAGTATAAGCGATGAAATCAGATACAGTAGGCATAAGGCTGCCCCTTGATGATATACAATTACTCGATGAGATTGCTGCAGACCATCTGCACACACGATCTAGAGTATGCGCTATAATGGTGAAAAAGGGGCTCAATGACTATCGAGAAATTAAAAAAGGATCTCAAAACGGCATCAATGTATTACGCCTTTTGGGATCAGAACAGACATCTACCGACAGCAGCAGAGACGGCTGATTATTTTGCAGGTAGAATTAGACAACTAGAGAAAGAAATACATGATCAACAAAATCACATTAATAGGCAATGCCGGCAAGGATGCAGTGCTCAAAAGCGCAGGGGCTGAGCAGTATGCCCTGTTTACTCTAGCGACTAATGATCGCTATCAAGATGCGCATGGTGTGTGGCAAACGTCTACAGAGTGGCATACTGTTAAAATATGGGGGCGTAGTGCAGACATAGCAGCTAGACGCATTAAAAAAGGCGTTATGATCTATGTAGAGGGTAAACTAAAATCTTATGAATATGAGGGGCGCACCTTGTGGGAAGTTAAAGCCATTTTATGGCGTGCACTCGATAAAGCAGAGAATGATGATGAGTATCAACCCTCATCTAGGCTACTAGGCCCTGAACCGGTCATAGAGCCTAAAACCTCACCGTGGGGTTATCCCATTAAATAACTAACACCCTGCCTAGGTTCAACCCTCAGATTATCTAGGCAGGGCATCAGGAGTCGTAATGAACAATATGAGACATAACACACATCAGCCACTGTGGCAATTAGTACAAAATGAGCATGAATCATACATCATGCAGCAGTCATCAAATAAGGTCATACCTTCTAAACAACGTGATGAGACATATATATGCGATATAGTAGAGCTAGATGTCGCCGGTAATCCTATCAGCTATACTGAGTGTAAAACATGGCTATGGTGGCATGAGTATCAGCACCCTCTGCACGCAGTCCAAAAAAATATACATTGGAAAAGAAATGAGCTGAGCAAGGGGATCTATAAACAGTGGTCAGCTCTGGCACATACACAAAGGCCTTACTGTATTATGATTACTCTATATAAGGGCAAGGCAGGTGAGCTAGAGCAAACATGGCAGGGGCTTAATGCTCTACCGGCTCAGCACCTAATCTGCATGGGGCAAGGGGTGCAAGTGCATATTTATCAAGTGAGCACGCTTGATGAGCTGAGCCCTCTATATGAGCTATACGCTAAAGTGAAAGGTGCGCCCTGCCATGCTGATGTGATCAGGGGCACTCTGAGAGATAGGCCTACATTTGATGTTACAGAGCTGTTTAGAGCTTCTATGAATGAGACTATAGATCTTATTAATGGGGCAGACTATCACAGTTATATCAGCCGGCCCTCAGATCCTATTAAAAAGGCAAAGCCCCTGCCGGCTACAAGAGAGGTTTATGCTATGTCTAAAATAAAAGCTGTTGATTCTAAAAAAATATACACAATAGGAGGCGTGGGTCAAAGGTTCCCAACTAAAAGAGATCTTGAGATCAGCAAGCTGCTGAGAGAGTATTATTCTAAATATAGAAAAGTAACCGTAGTAGAAAAGTTCTTAATATTAGCAGGCCATAAATTGACTTGTGCTATTAAAAATAGAATCTGCCCTGATCCGTTTATATTTTTAGATCTAGAGGAGCACTCCGAAGCAATAAAGGCACTATATGAAAAGCATATCTCATTAGCGGTTCAAACTAAATTTAAACGTTTAGGCCCTTATGATTATTTTTATTTTATTGATCATAATATGATGGATGACTTTATACCGTACATTACAGGTGATTTCGACAGTAAAAGCACAACTTACAAATCTAGAATTTTGAGATATCATCCTCAGGCTAATATATTTGCAAATATAAGAAATGATGTGTTTTCACAGCTAATGCCAGAGTCTAAGCCTAAGTCTAAGTCTAAGTCTAAGTCTAAGTCTAAGCCTAAGCCTAAGTCTAAGCCTAAGCCTAAGCCTAAGCCTAAGCCGCAGGCTGCCCTTTTATCAGAGCAGCCTGATCTTTTTACTGTCTCACATGAGCGTATCACTCATTTAGAAACGCAGGTATCAGAACTAAAAGAAGCTCTTAATACAATACTAATGATATTAGAGGGGGGCAGATGAGGGCGGTTATTGATAGAGCTATTGAGCTAAAACAGCAGGGGCTAACAGTGCCAGAGCTGCTGATCGTTCTCAAAGATGAGGGTTACACAAATCCAAATACAGGCAAGCCTTTTACTCAGAGCATTATACAGCCCTACACAGCCGGTATTAATTCACAGATAGGCAAGCGCAACCCACGCCACAAGGGCAAGAATGATGAGGAGATCAGAGCTATGCAGGAGGTGGCTAGGTTAAAGCGTAATAGCCAGATGAAGGCATGGCGAAAGCGCAACCCTGATTGGTATAAACGCTATGATTATTAATTTACATTTTCAACAGAAAGGCGCGCTATGCTGATTAATGGTGACAGTTTAGAGGAACTTAAAGCCCTGCCTGATTGCTCAGTAGATAGCATAGTGACTGATCCCCCATATGGCCTAGGTAATACCTCCTCAGCTAATGTGGCTGAGTGCCTAAAAGCATGGGCAGCCGGTGAAACTTGGCAGCCAAAAGGGGCGGGGTTTATGGGTAAGAGTTGGGATGCATGGGTGCCTCCTCCTGAGCTGTGGCGTGAGGTGCTAAGAGTGCTTAAACATGGTGGCCATGCTCTAGTATTTGCCGGCTCACGTACTCAGGATCTAATGAGCATATCACTTAGACTAGCCGGTTTTGAGGTGCGTGATTGTCTTATGTGGCTCTATGGCTCTGGGTTTCCTAAGTCTCATAATATTAGTCTAGCCATTGATAAGGCAGCAGGGGCTAAGCGAGTTGTAATTGGACATAGAAAATCAGAAGGAGGCCGCAGTGGCAAAAGTGTTACGGTAGGTAACCACCTTATTAAATATAAAAATATTGTACCAATAATTGAATTACAGACAGAAGACGCTAAACAGTGGCAGGGATGGGGCACAGCCCTTAAGCCGGCTTATGAGCCTATCATCCTAGCAAGAAAGCCCCCACAGGGCAGCATAGCTAATAACACCCTGCTGCATGGGGTGGGGGGGTTGAATATAGATGGGTGTAGGGTAGAGACTGATGATAATCTGAAAAGAGATAACCCTTTTAGAGATGGGTCTTATGATATTTCTGCGATGCCAAGTGTGCCTAAGTTAGGCCACCCTGCAGGCAGATGGCCTGTAAACATCTTACTAGATGAGATAGCCCTCAAAGCTATGGGATCAACTGGCAGATACTTCTTTTGTGCTAAAGCAAGCAAAGCTGAGAGAGAAGCAGGGCTAGAGGGGTTTAAGGGTCAGGTATTAAATACATTAAATGGGGGGGCAGATGGCTCATTGCCAAAATTCGCCACTGAGGAACGAAAGAACATACACCCCACAGTTAAACCCATAGCCCTTATGCGCTATCTATGCCGGCTCATCACCCCTCCTGATGGCACAGTATTAGAGCCATTTGCCGGCTCTGGCACTACACTTATAGCAGCCCATTTAGAGGGCTTCAAATTCATAGGCATAGAAAGGCAGCCTGAATATGTCGAAATCATCAAAGCTAGACTCGACCATTGGCAAGGCAGAGACACAGACACAGAGGACATTAAACCGGCTCAAGAAAAGGCTACTTCTAAACAGCTCAGACTCTTTAGCTAGTGAATCAAAAGCACTGTATGAGCTAATAGAGCACACATTACTAAATGAATTAGGGGGCAATCATGGCAGGGCGCAGGAGCAAGAAAACAGAGAAAGTAATTGATGCCATATTGGCTAATCTCAGAGATGGGTTAAGCATAGAAGCTTCTGCCACACAAGCCGGTATATGTAGACAAACACTCTATATATGGATGAAAGATGATCCTAAATTTGCTGAAATGGTAGATGAAGCTAAAGATTTTAGTGAGGCGGTCATATTGGCACAGATGAGAGCAAAAGCAGAAGCTAGGCAGGATTGGAGGGCTGATGCATGGCTACTAGAGCGCAGGTTTCCTGAGCGATATGGGCTTAAGCGTGAGCAAGAGATCACCATTAATAAACCTGATGGCTCTGATGTAGTAGTAAACATGATAGAGCAAGCTAGAGCAGATATGCTACAGCTAGAATCTGAGCAGGGTGATGATTAGCTTAAACCCTCTGCAGCGTGAGATCATAGCACGCATTATGAGAGAGGATGAGATCATTAGTGCTAGATGTGGGTGGGGCTCAGGTAAGACCTCTGCTCTAGTATTTGCTCTGCTCATGGTGTCCAAATGGCGCAAGGGTAGAAGCTCACTACTCATCACAGACACTACACCAAGATACAACTCAGTGCTCATGCCAGAGATTAGCAAATGGCTAGAGCCTATGGGGTGGGCATATAACCACACTCTTAGGCAGTGGACAGATACACACACCGGATCTACTGTGTGGTGTAGATCCTATTTTAGGCCTAACACTAGAGAAGCTACCCACAACCCCCTTGAGGGCCTTAATGTTACCTCAGGAGTGTGCTTAGTAGATGAGTGCCAAACATTAAATGCAGAGGTGGCTCATAAAGCTTTAGGTAGACTAAGGGCCGGCCCATCCCCTATTATGATATTGGTAGGGCTGCCGGTCGCTGATGCATGGTGGTGCTCTATGGCTGAGAGGGCCGGTTATGATCCCCTGCTCTATACAAGCTATGTAAATAAAGCGAATCTCTCAGAGCAGTGGTTTGAGTCTACTAAACTGCTACCACAAGCAGAGCGTGATGCAATGGTGCTGAATAAGCCGGCCCCTCCATCAGGCTTAATCTATAATGAGTTTACCTCTGCCCATGTAATAGAGGGGTGGCAGTATGATGAGAGTATGACAGGGCGCATTAGTATAGATTGGGGATTTAGAAAGCCCTCAGTTTTAATCATGGCCTATGATGAGAGCAGAGGAGCTACTGTGATCTGTCATGAGATCAACCCTGCAGAAGTCACCACCTCACAGCTAGCTAATATGATCCTAGAGGTGGCATGGCCTAGGTCATTAAAAGCACAAGCCACAGGGCCTAAAATATGGCTAGATGATGGGGTGGCAGATAAAGCAGGGAGGGCCCGAAATGATCAGACAGGGGCATCAGCTTTTAGGGCTATGCGCAGGCCACCTGATCAGGGGGGAATAGGGCTAGTACTACGCAATACTACAGACCCTATAAGGGTAGATATATTAAATGGAGTACAGAGACTCAAAAGGGCTTTCGATAGTAAAAAATATCTCATCACCTCTGAGCTATGGCAGCAGGGTGAGAGGGCCAGAGGTAACAGCCTGAGAAAAGCCCTCCTCAGCTACTCATGGGATAATAAAGAGCAGCCTAAAAAGGATGGCAGAGAGGATCCATTAGATGCCCTTAGATACGATTGCATTATGTTTAATTGGCATGAGCTGCAGGTAGATCGCAGGGAGTATACATCTAGAAAAAGAGGCAGGGCTAGTGGTACTAATAGGCGAAAGGTTAAGATAGGCAGCTCATCAAATAGAACATTTTAAGGGGGGTGCTATGGAATACAGAGAGAGATATCTAGCAATTGTATTACTCGATCTCATAGGCAGCACAGCTTTTGTGCAGAGGGCAGGGGCTATGAGGGGGGCAAAATGGCTGCAATATCATGACCGGCTAGCACGCTCATTAGTCTATAAATTTGAGGGGAGAGAGATTGATAGGTCAGATGGCTTTTTGCTCTCATTTGAGAGACCTATAGATGCAGTTAATTTTGCTCTTATCTATCAGCAGACTGTACCCACTAAGACTAAGCTACAGGCTAGGATAGGTGTTCATTTTGGCAGGGTGGTAGAAGTGGCTCAGGATGAGCTACTAGTAGCAGTGGGGGCTAAGCAAGTAGAGCTAGAGGGCATTGCTAAAAATATAGCAGCACGCACCATGAGCCTATGCCAAGCAGGGCAGGTATTGCTAACAGCAGAAGCAATGAAAGCAGTTAAGCGTAGAACTAACACATTTACACCTAAAGGCACTCGCTATGCTCTGGCAGGTGAATACCGATTTAAAGGGGTTAAACGCCCTCAGATGATCTATACAGTAGGCGCAACCATTGAGAGTCTGCAGCCCCCACCCTCTACTGATAAAGTTAAGAAAGTGGCAGGGCCTAGCAGAATTAAAAGCCGGCTGAGAGATCGAAAATTAAAAGAGTGGATTTGGTGGGCACTCACAAGACTAGCCCTCATTAATTTGATATGGTTTATCTCTATTTTATGGCCCATCATCACTAGACCCCATGCACGCAGGATGAGTGAGCTAGAGGGCCTTTTTTGGTGGGTAGATGATGTACTCCTATTTATTAGCATGATATTAGGGGGGCTGATTAATGGCTGAGCAGACAGCAGTAGAGAGCGTGAGAGATCAGAAGCTGCGCAGGGGTTGGTGGTTTAGTGTCATCTTTTTGCTAATAGTAGTGTGCCTGATCTTATTCCTCACGTATGTAAAAATAGTTGATGAAAACCGAGACGTATTAGTAGGTATTTTAGGCATGATCACAGGCTCTATCTCTAGCATGATGGCTATAGCAAGTGGCAGAGATCCCTCTGAGGTGGAAGAGTTAAAGGATAAACTCAGCTCAGCTAATGCAGATAGAGAGGCCCTCATAGCCAGATTGAGAGATGCACAGATTCAAATGCAGTTGAAAAATGATCACCTGCTAGATCTGCAATCTGCCATCATTAACCGGCTGAGTATGTTCTCTGATAAGCCACCCATCAAGCGCAGATCAGAGGATGAGGTAATTCTGCATCCTGATGTGGAGAGATGGCTAGATAAATAAAAAGCTCCAACTCTGCATAACTTTCCGACGGCTACCAGAGAGGAGCTAAAAAGCTAGGCTCATATTTACTACAGTATTATCTGTGAGATATGGCGACCCGAGCAAATATGAGCCTTAACCGAAATTAACCTTCAACACACAAGGATTAGCAATCCTAACACTATTAAATAGCCGGTTCAAGTATTAAATGAACCCCTGCCCCTTAATGCTGTTGTGCATGTCTAATACTGCCATACTAGACAGGGGCAGGGTTCAACCTTGGTAGATATTTATGTTAGCATTGTTTACTATACTAACACAAGCATAATTATACAAATATTGCTAAATATGTATTATGGGCTTATAATACGTGCTAAAGCCACTGAATAAACTATAGCAGGGGTACTATGACTAAGCAGAGAAACCCACGCCATATAAGAGCTAATGCGCCTAGATTTGGGTCTAGAGGTATTACCGGCACTCAGCTCAATGCAGGTGCGATCAGTGGCAAAGAGCAAAACCCTCAGCTTACCGGCCTGAGTTGGGTGCAAGAAGCAGAGGAGATGCTGAGAACTGATCCTATAGTGCGTAGATCATGGCACATGCTTAGGCAAACTCTACTATCTGCATCATGGCGTTTTGTAGCAGGGGTAGAGGGTGATGAGGTATCAGAAGAGCTAGCACGCTATGCCAATGAGGCATTTGGGTTTGATGGATTTAGCGGGCAGATGACTCTGAGTTTTGAGGATCAGCTAGCCTACCTATTTGAATTTGTGCCCCTTGGCTATCGCTATGCAGAGGAAATCTATAAAGTGGGGCCTGACTCAGAGGGCAGCATCAGGGTCTGGCTAGATCACTATGCAGATAGAGAGCCTTCAGCGCATAATAAGTGGCTTAGTAGAGACTCACAAAATCTAGATGGTGTTATGCAGAATATGGTAGGCAGCTCATACCCTCCTGAGCCTATCCCTGCTCATAAGCTGTTGCTGCTCACTCTAAATAAAACCGGCTCTAATTTTGAGGGCGTGGGTATGCTCAGGCCTGTATGGTGGTTTTGGCGTACTAAACAGCGTGCTAGTAATTTAATGTGTGTAGGGCTCGATAGATGGGCAGTGCCTACTCCTAAAGTAATTGTTGATAGATCACAGGCAGAAATGCAGGGGCTCACCGATGCAGATGTGAGTGCCATGATTGACGATGCAGAAGATCAAGCGCAGGCTTTTCTCTCATCAGAGCAGAGCTATTTAGTAGAGACTTCAGTAGTTAAATTTGAGACTTATGCACAGCAGCCTAATTTATATGCTCAAGGCCCTCTAGATATTATTAGACTATGTGACTCTCAAATCGCTTCTGCTTTCCTCACTCAGTTTGCTGATCTTGGGAATACTGAAACAGGGGCTAGATCAGTGGGTGAGATCCACCTCTCAATTTTTCGCAGGGCTGCTATCAATCTATGTGATATTGTAGCCACTGCTATTAGTGGTGTAGATCGCAGGGGGGGTGGCACTATAGGCCGGCTCATCAGGTGGAACTATGGATGCATAGACCCCTCTAAACTGCCACGCTTAACACATACCGGACTAGATACCGATGATCTAGCTGAGAGCATGGGTATGCTACCTCAATTAGTCACAGCCGGCATCCTCACTCCTGATGATGAATTAGAGCGGGCTATCCGAGAAAGATTAGGTGCAGGTGATCTGCCAGAGGAAGCACAGAGATCAAGCATTGAGCGCACTGCTGCTGCTAAGGGCGGGCTCTCCTCATTTGCTGAAACATTGATTAAGAGGAGGGGGCAAAATGGCAAAGACTAGAGCACAGACCCCCGCCCCACCTAAGGACAGAATTAAGGGCAGTAAGCGAAACCCTCAGGGCTCTGCAGCAGGTAGCAGAGGGGGCATTAAGATCGGGCCACAGGCTGAGAAGTCATTACAGAACCTATTAAATAAACATAAGGATAGGTACAAAGCACAATCTAAACGTGTAGACATGGGCACACTTAAAGCTGTGTTTAGACGTGGTGCCGGTGCATTTAGTAGCAGCCATAGGCCTAACATGAATCGCACTCAATGGGCTCTAGCTAGAGTAAAAGCCTTTTTAAAATTAGTGGGCACAGGTGAGAGAAAAAAAGCCTATAATACTGATCTAGATCTACTACCTAAAGGCCATCCTCAGCGCACTGAGAAGGGTGCAGAAGCTAAAGCGGAACTGAGTTCCGGTTTAACGCTAGCCCCTCAGAAATATGACCATATTGATTTTACCCCCCCTAAAGGTGCTCAGCAAGCGGCTAAACGTGCTTTAGAAGTGAGAGCCACTAAACCCCCCTCTCAAAGGGGCATGACCCCTGTAGGCATTGCTAGAGCTAGAGATTTAGCTAATGGTGAAACCCTCAGCCCTGAGACGGTGCGCAGAATGTATGCTTATTTTAATAGGCATGAGGTAGATAAAAAAGGGGCCACATGGGATGAGCAGGGTAAAGGGTGGCAGGCATGGCATGGATGGGGGGGGGATGCAGGTTTCTCATGGTCTAAGAAATTGGTTAATCAGATGAATACAGCAGACAAAAAGACACAAGCTCTCAGGGCCTATGGTGAAGCTCTACAACTATCAGAGCCTATGCCGGCCTATGATGTGCCAGAGGGCCTGACCATAGGCAAGCCGTTTAAGACCCTTGCATTAGGTCAGGTAAGCAGCCGGATGAATGGCGATGCCATAGGTCAGGCCATAGATACTGATCTACTCACTGAAATGCTCAGAGTGTATAATGAGAGAAAGATCTCAGATCCTGTAATTATTGATTGGCAGCACGCTACTAGCCCATTCAATGGGGGCTCACCTGCCCCCCCTGAATCAGGCAATGCGTTAGGCCTAATCATTGATTTAGATCTTAGAGATGATGGCCTATATGCTACCCCTGCTTATAATGAGCGGGGGCTAGAGGTCGTAAAAAATGCAGGGGGTGTGCTGTGGTCATCCCCTGAATTCATAGCCGGTGAGGTGTTTACAAGAGATGGAGGTAAACCCATAGGATCGGCACAATTACTAGCAATCACTTTAACCCCACGCCCTGCGCAATCTAATGATAAAATTAGCAGGGTCACACTATCAGAAAGGCCCTCTATGATTGACAATCTAGAGTCTATGTCTGTTGATGATTTGCGCTCAATGCTCATTACTAAAGATGAGATGGTGCGTGAGTTGGAAGACAAGCTAAAAGAGATGAAAGCTGATTCTGAGTCTAAACTCACTGAGAAAAAGGATGAGGAAGATGCAGAGAAAATGGCTGAGAAAAAGGATGATGAGGAGAAAGCAGAAACGCTAGCTCACACTCCTGAACACAAGGATGAGAAAAAAGGCTACAACATGAATGAGAATAGTATCATGCTCTCAGAGGTCACTGCACTTAGAGAAGCTAATGCACAGCTATCAGAGCGGCTTGAAACTATTGAGTCTGAGAAACGTGCTGTAGAAATGAAAGCAGCAGTAGACAATTTACTTAGAGAGGGCCGCATCGCTCCATCAGATGAGGGCTATGCCAGAACGGCCTATGAGCTAAAAGAGCTACAGCCGGAATTTTGGAAAATGTTTTCAGAGCGACCTGCTAACAGTGCAGTGCCTTTGCAGAAAATAGGTCATGGTGCAAGCGGTGCAGAGATTAATCAAAAAGCACTGCATAAGCACATTGAGGGAGTGGCAGAGGAAAAGGGCATCTTATTCTCAGAAGCTCTAAAGCACGTACAAAAAAATGAAACTGAATTTTATAATAAGGCTATGGGTGTTTAAATGAATCAGACAATTCAATCATTTGTCGCAGCCGGTGCAATCACAGAATTTGCACTTGTCTCAGTTAATACAGCAGGCAAGGTGGCAGTCACTACTGCTGCTACAGATACACGCTGCATAGGTGTGGCTCAGCGTGCTGCATCTACCGGTGAGACAGTAGACGTAATTATCTCTGGGCTTACTAGAGTGATCTCAGGAGCAGCAGGGGTAGCTAATTCAGTGACCTTAGTCATGGCCGCTACAGGTGGTACAGTGCTAGCTCATGGCACTTCAGGCAATTATTCAATTGGCTCTGTGATTCCTAATATTAATCAAGTGAGCAGCTCAAGTGGCGATCAGATCTTGATTAATTTTACCGGCCCACAAAACAAGATTTAAGGAGTAATATAAATGGCTTCATCATATAGTAATATACATCCTGTAGATCAGATCCTCACTAGCCTTGTAGCAGAAGCTGTGCCTAGTGATGATCAGTTAATTGCAGATAAAGTACTTGAAAATATTAAGATCCCTGAGCGATCTGGCACACTGCTATTAGAGCAGACTCGTAATTTCATGGGTGCAGGCACAGGCCTAGATCTAGAGCGTGCTGTAGGTGCGTCTAGAGCGATGATTGGCTCATTTGATCGCAGCTCACAAACATTTAAAGCTAAGATTTTCTCAGCGTCTGATAGCATTGCTATGGAGGATATATTTGATTCTCAATATGCCGGCTCAGAGGAGGCACGCATTGCTAAAAAGGTAGCACGTGTATTAAAGCTTGATCGAGAGAAGCGATGTGCAGACCTTCTATTTAATACTGCATCATTTACTAACTCAGCAGCAGCTACCACATTTAACGCAGCCGGCGCAGAGCCCCTAAGCATTTTATTTGATCTCAAAGACACTGTATTTGAGGCGGCTCATGGCATTAACCCTGATACATTAATTCTAGGTCGCCAATGCTTTAGAGCCCTTGCTAAAAATCCTGAGGTGCGTGGCTATGTAGGTGATGCAAGTCAAAACGGTGCATTTAGCTCTGGCAATCAGATCCTTAATGATGGTGCTGTATTAGCAGTGCTAAGAGATGTTTTAGGCATCCCTAATATTCATGTAGGACAGGCTAGAAGAGAGACTGCTGTAGCAGGTGCAACTAGCTCAGAAGCTTATATCTGGGATGGGGCTAAATGCTTTATGGGCATCTTGCGTGGCTCTGATGCAGTGGTTCAAAAATCCGGTAATGTGAAAGGGATGCCTGTGGCAGCTCTCGATCTACGCTATAGCGACATGGTAGCCGGTCAATATGACAGCTTAGACAAGACTAGACGCTATGTATGGGGTGAGGAAGTTAATTCTTTTCATGCTGTAGATAGCACTCTAGGCCATGTACTCACCGGCTGCTTTGCATAAGGTGATCTATGCTCTGTTCATGTGGCCGCCCCATCTCTACACTATTGTCTGAGTCTGATGCTGATCAGCGTGCTGTTAATGATTTGAATCAGCAGGCTAAAAGCTCATCAGGGGTTATGGGTACATTGATTAGAGCAAGGCGAGATCAGCTAAAAGCTGAGATTGCTGCAGAGAGTGAGTTTGAGATTGCTATGAATAAAAGCACCTCCTCGCTACTCGAAACCATAGAGCAGGCTGTGCAGACTGCAGGGCCTGATCTCATACTAAATGCATCAGATGATCAGCTTTTAGATCTCCTCATCAGAGGGGGCCTAGGGGCGGCTATTGATGATTTTATTACACAGCAGAATAGGATTAGATCGAGCATAGGCAAAACGCTCTCAGCAGTAGAGCCAGACTTTAGCCTAGACAGCCTATCTAATCAGATTGATACTCTATCAGGTCAGAATATTACTGATATATTTGAGGGCATAGTAGTACCCTCAGTTAAGCAGAGTATAAGGGATAGCCTGAGAGATCTAGAGCTAGCTGTGCCCCTCAATACTGTAATGAGTAATTTACAAACTAGAATGAAAAGGGCTCAAGGCTCTCAGCTCACAGAGATTAAAACAAAGATCTCTCAATATGGCAGAGGTATTACAGCCATAGCGGCTGAGGTGGCCGGCCTAGATCACTATTTATACACAGGGCCTAGAGATGGAATTACAAGGCCTTTTTGTAGGGCTCTAGTAAATAAGGTGGTTACAGAGTCACAGATGAGTAAATTAAATAATGGACAGGGTCTGAGTGTGAAAATCTCAGGGGGTGGCTATAACTGCCGGCACTCTTGGAGCCCTGTGACTGATTCATTTATACAGAGTGCAGATCTGACTAGAGCAAAATCTAATGATATTAGCGATGCTAATAAGGGGGGTAAAAAATGAGAAAGGCTATCACTTCACAGGCCCATAGATTTATATGGACACCTCAAACCCCTATAACCGGCACCCCCTCGCTAAGCATAGTAAGTCCTATAGCAGTCAGTAGCAATCTGACTAGGTTTACTGATGATCTAACAATTACAGCTATAGCGAGTGATAGACGCACTTTAACCCTTAGTTCTGCCCCTGCTAATTATTATAGAGAGCAGCAGGCCGGCTTTGTACTGACTGCCAGAGACACACATTATTCAGTAAGAGTAGTTAGGCTAGGTGGCACTCAGGCCCTGCTAGCAGAGCCCCTGCCTAGAGAGATAGACCTCACTACTAATGCTACTCTACATCTGCCTACAGGCTATGTGGATATCGGGGCAGGGGTGCTGACTACCTCAGGCTACTATACATGGCAAGTAGACTATACACAGCTCTATATGTCTCAGCCCCATAAAGACAAGGGGCTAATTAAGGTCACACCTAGGCCATTTGATACCGGCTTAACACATACTGAGCTAGTAGCCCTATTTGCTAATCTGGCTGATATGATCCCAAGGCGACAGGCTGATTTTGAGCCACAAATTCAAGCGGCTGAGGATGAGCTAATACTAGCAATTAGGGCTCATCTAAATAGTGATGATATTACAGAAGATGAGGTATTCAACCCTGAATCATTTAAACTTGCTCATGCTTATTGCACAGCTGCTATTATTTATGAGCAAGTGTTACAATTTGATAATGCAGAAGCTATGAGAGCTAGATGTGCTGATCTGCTAGATAGAGCCCTGCAGAGCATAGCTTTAGATCTAGATGGGGATGGCATAATTGATGAGGGTGAGGAGAGCCTACAGAGGGCAGGGGGTAGCCCTAGGGATTTCAGGGCATCATGGAAGTCATACACTAAAAAAGATAATGATCTGACTTTTACCCCTGCCAGAGGGATGCGCCACTAATGGGGGCTACAGTAAATATTAATGTACCTCGCACCCTGTGGTCTGCTCGAGATACTATGAAACTAGCTCAGAATACCCTAGCGTCTATAAAATTACGCACCTCAAAGGGCATAGATGCCAATGGTGAGCAGTTTAAAGAATACAGTACAGAGCCTATTTATGTGTCTAAAAAAGGGGCACGCTTAAGCCCTAAGGGCGGCAGACCCTCACGCACCGGCAATAGTGTGTATTATGCGCAGGGCTATGAACAATACAAAGCAGAGAGCAAACGCACTAGTCGAAAAAAGCTAATAGTTGATTTAGTGCTTAGCGGTCAATTAATGAATAATTTAATTGTTATAGATGCTACTGCCACAGAGTTTAAAATAGGATTAACTAAACACGCTAAGAGCTATGGCTACCATGTGAATGATAAGCGTGAGTTTATAGGCCTGTCTGATGATGACATACAGATCCTTACAAATGCTGTGAACATTGAGATCAGGAAAAAGCTAGGATTATCGAAATGAGTCAAGGCACTTTCTCAGCACTCGAATACTTAGAGAATTTGATAGAGGGTATTACACCCAAATCAGATGCGCATCATGGGTTTGTAGCTACTAATAGAGGAGATGGGTACACAGCCCCCCTTGATGATAGGCCTAACTCAAATAGGTATTTTGAGCTAGAGTTAGAGGGTTTTGCTCAGGATGATGGGCAGGCCGGCCTTAGCGGGCGCAAGCGCATTAGGGTTAATTGTCGAGTACGCTATGACATCCCCCATGATCAGGGCTATGTTAAACGCCTAATTAATGAAGACGTGAGCAGCCTGATCAACACACTCAAGGGCCCTAACTATGATACAATCAATACCGGTATTGTGTCTCTAATCCCCCTCGCACCACTGCTAGAGCCTGTGCTAGATGCGCAGGGTGATACATTAGCGTTTATGCTATCTCTAGCCTTTGATCTTCTATACTTGGAGGTATAAAAAATGGCAGTTACACACAGATCCTTATCAGTGGCCCTTGAGGGCTCTGGCAATTTTGGCAATCTAGATTCTGATGGGCTACCCTCAGCAGGTGGCTTAACTTTTGTTTCTATCCCCTGTGAGAGGGATCCTATTGTGATCAGTGGTGAGCCTGTGATCAGTGAGAGAAACGATGCCAGAGATGGGCCTTATTTTGTACCCCCTGAGAATGACACAGTTTTCAATACATCAGGCAATCGAGTACATAGGCGCACAGGTCAAATTGTATGCAGAGTAGATCTAACGACCATAGGCTCTAGCCCTGCTGATTATACATCAAACTATCTAGGCTACTTACTAGGCGCAGGCCTTTTAACTCAGGTGCCTTCTGCTAATGCTAAATCAGATACCCCATCATCTAAAACATCAGTTAATCAGTTTACCCCCTCAGCGGCCTATGCAGAGGCAGACATAGGCACACTTTTAAGCACCACAATTGCAGGGCGTGCTGAGTATAGTGCTGTGACTGATAATGATCTCACAGGTGATGTAACTATCTCACCGGCCCTCTCATCTACCTCATTTACAGGGGTACAAGGCCTGCAGACGTGGTATGTACCTAGCCGCACTGCATCAGGCACATATACTAGATCATTATGTTTTAGAATTGATGGTGTAAATTTTAGAACTTTTGCATTTGGCTGTGTACTTGAGAGCCTATCAATTACTCTAGATAATGGCCGCTTGATGGGTGAGTTTACATATAACTCTGCCTATATTACAGATGATCATGCTAATGCAGTAGGCCCTATTGAGCCTACCTATAATGCAGGAAATGCGCCTTTCTTTAGGGGCTCCTATGTAGTCATTAGTAATGGCTCACCTGCCAGCCTAACCAATGGCATAGCCGGTGAGACTCAGGGGCGTACTGCTATAGATGTAGAAGATTTTTCTTTAACATTAACTAATACCCTAACACCACTAGGCCACTCTAATAGCATACTTGCTATGAGTAATATGGATATCTCAGACGTAAGTGTAGAGTTAAGCCTGACCCTCAGCACTGTAAATACTACTGTAAAAGATGATTATCTAAACCGAGTAGTGAGACAGGTATTAGTAGGCACAGGCCCTGTAGGCAATGGCCTAGGCTGTGCAATTATGCTGCCGGCTGCCATGCTTACAGTAGATCCTAATGTCTATGACGTATCTGGCAATGATATAGTCAGACAGACCCTTACATATTCACAAAGCCGTTATGCAGGTGATTTCTCAGGGGCTGATGCCTATGAGAATAATGCAGGCTGCTCGCCCTTTAGAATTGGATTAGGTGTATAAAATGGCTTTAACATTCCTCACCTCAGCAGAACAAATTATTAATGTAGTAGTCACCTGTGACAGTGCTATAGATTGCACCCCTGAACAGAGAGTGCAGTATTTATCAAGTGGCAATTTGGATGAGCTAGAATATGTGGGGGATGAGGTCACAACTTTTACACTAAAGGCCCTCTCTCCCTCAGAGCGTGAGCACGCAGAGCAGAGGGCAGGGGCTTATACTCGGTCTGAGTTAGGCCGGCTACTATGGACAGAAGCACCCACAGAACAAAATGAGCGGGCCAGATGGCATCATGAATTATCTGATGATGAGAGAGCGGCTATGAGTGATTATCAAGCTTATTTAAACAGGGTGTATATTGAAATGTTGAACAGTTCATTGACTCATATAGATGGTGAGCAGGCTACTGCTGAGCAGGTACAGTTGATTAGGCCTGATGACATTAGAGCTACTACTATCTCAGAGCTAGTCATGCATATACAAAGGATCAGCATTTTAGGCCATGAGGGAAAATCGCTCTAGCTTCTGCTGTATGGCTCAATCATAGCAGGGGCAGATCGTGGGCCTGTGATCAATGTAGATCTAAAAAGGGGCTGAGAGCCCTGAGGGGCAATTGTGGAGGGCCATTTAAACAAGGTCTTCCGCAAGCTCAAGTTGATGATCAAGGGCTTTATATCATGGGCTATAGAGTCGCGCCTGATTGTGGCGAGGAGTATGCAGATTATGAGATCAGATCATGCCCTGTAGCAGGGGCTAATCGAGTAGCCCCACTAGTGCAGGCGTATCAGCGACATAGAGCCGGCATATTATCTATAGACAAAAGCTATCCTACACCCTCATGTGCTCTAGTTGAAGCAATTGAAATTCTACACTATAATGCAGATGAAGCACAGTACAGAACTAATGAACGTGCTATGAGAGAGGCCCATAATGTCAAATCAGGTTGAAATTGATGTCATTCTCACAGGGGCTGAGGAGGCTAGCAGAGGGCTCAAGGGCATAGGTGAGACAGCCGGCCAAATGGCTGAGAGATTTACTGATGAGAATAGTAAATTAGGTGAGGGCTTAGGTGAGATTGCCGGCAGTGTAGAGGGGCTAGTAGGCTCATTTAAAGAATTTGGAGAAGTGGCGACTACTGTAGGCTCTGGCTCTAAGATGAGTATGCTAGCTCTAGTGCCGGCCTTAGGTGCAGTGGTAGGCGCAGGCTATGCCCTATATGAAACATTTATTAATATTAGTGGGGCTGCTGAAGAGGCTGAAACACGCACAGAAGCTATGGCAGCTGCTGCGAGTGATCTAGAGAGCAAATTAGAAGCTTTAGCAGAGAAAGGGGTAGTGCCTGCTCAGAAAGCTCTAGATGATTTTATCAGGTCTAATCTGAGGGCTCAGTTTTCTAAAGAGATACTGCAGAAGCAGGTTGAAAAGCTAAAAAATGAGTTCACAAACTTATTAGAAGCAGAGCAAAATGTAGAGAAAGCACGCACAGGTCAAGAGGATTTTGCTACTGTATTAGAAGCAGGTCTAAGGGGGGTGAGTGCCCAAACAATAGCGCAAGAGGATCTAAATAAGGCTACTACTGCATATAATAAAAAGCTAAAGGGGGTAATAGATGCACATGAGCAAGTGCTGCCCCTGCTAGATGCATCAGCTAAAAAAGAGAAGGGGCTAGAAGAAAATTCAGCAGAAGCCACTTTAGCCAGAGTGAGAGAAAATATTGCTCTAGCTACTACATTAGAACTCAGAAAAGCAGAGATTGATCTTACAGGTACTCAGTTAAAAGTGAGACAAATTGAGATTAATGCAGCTAAAGAGAGCACACTAGTTAAAGTTAAAGAAAATGAAGAGGATGCCAAGGCCCTCAAGAAAATAGAGGACAATTTAAAGGCACGCATTGCAGAGTTTAATCAACTAGATCAGCTCAATAGACTAACAGAGGTGCGCAAAAGAAATGCAGAAGCAGAAGAAAACAAGGCCGCTAAACGATCTACTCAGCGTGTTAATAATAAGCGTATTCGAGAGATGGCCATTGAGAGACAAAGGCAGGCGGATCTCAAAAAGCTAAGACAAATAGAGCTACAAGAGTTAATGCTTAATGGGGCATCGGCTCTGCAGATTGCTCAAGATCGCTATGATGATGAGCTAGAAGCAGCCGGCAAAAATCAATTACAACAGCAAATTGCTCTAAAGCGTTTTGAGCTAGAGAAAAGGCGCATAAAGCTAGTTGCAGGGGCTCAGGCTGATAGAGATAATGCTGAGAGGGCTAGACGTGATGAGGAGAGATTTGCTCATGCACAGAGATTAGCATTTGAGTCTCTGCAGTTTGATCTAGAAATGCAGACTCAAAAGGCTAGTCTAGTTGATGAGCTGCCCCTGTTTGGTAGATTAGGTGAGCTACAGGCACAGACAGATCAAGAGCTTAAAGTGTTGTCCATGAGATATGAGCTAGAAAAGCAGATTAATGCTCAGACTCAAGATGAGATTACAGAACTCACTAGACGTGAGACAGCAGAGAGAACTAAAATTAATGCTGATGCAACTAGAGCGCAAATTAATCTAGTAGGTGAATTTGCATCACAGTATGCAGGGGGGCTAGCAGAAGCGGCCTATAACAATCTACTATTTGGTGAGAGCTTTAGTGAGTCAGTAGGTGAGATCCTCATAGCATTAGGCAGACAGGCATCGATTGAAGCCCTCATGCAATTTGCCAAGGGTACAGCCGCCCTTTTTATGCCGGCAGGTCAAGCCATAGCAGCAGGCCACTTTAAAGCCGGTGGTATGTTTCTAGCTGCAGCAGGGGCTGCAGGGATAGCCGGCAAAAGCTTAGGGGGTGGGGGCGGTGGTGCTTCTGCCGGTGCTTCTCCCTCTGGCTCACCATCAGTAGCCCCCACTCCTCAGCGTGAGGAGGTAGAGAGTGCGCCTATGGTGTTTAATATTAATTTTGGTGGGGCTGTGATCTATGACACTAAACGCAGTGCAGAGCAGGCTCTAGCAGATCGAATTACATCATTACAGAATACACGCAGAAGAGGTGCAGCTAGGAGAGTCTAATGTTTCACGTGAAACAATTTGCAATCATGTTAAACACTCTAATGTTTCACGTGAAACATTGAGGGGGATACTATGCCATTAAATAACCCTGCGCCTAATTTCGCACTGCTCACAGCATGGGATATGAGAAGTCTCTCTAATACCACTGTGTTTACTCGAAACTCTAATAATATCACCCTGCCCACCTTCTCAGCCGGTCAAGGGGTGTATGAGGATGTATTATTTTTTCTCAATGGTCGTATAAGCTCAGGGTCTGTATATGGCACAGGTCAATTCTCAGTGGCTACCTTTGGCTCATCATGGGCTATATCTATTAATTCATCTGATAAAATACAGATCTCATCTAATACTAATTTTACTGTGACAAATACCGGCACAATTGACTCCCTAGGCTATGGCTCATCTATTGTCTCTGCTGTGCTGTCTGGCAGTACATACACAGCCACAGCCCCTAATGATTGGCTCAGGGGTTTAGTTGATCTATCAGATATGAGCTATAAAATAGATGAAGTGGGGGGCAGCAGTAGCACATTTAATATCCCTGCTGTGCTTACTGATGTGCAAGATGTCACTACATTTTTAAGAGCTTCGGGTTCAGGGGATGCTGATGATTTTGGGCTGACCTCTCTACAAGCTCTAGATAATGATGCCGCAGGGGTGTCTGCTGATGATATTACATGGAATGTAACAAACTCAGGCTTTGCTCAATGCACATTTAGGACATCATTAGGGGGTATTACATGGGTAAGCACTGCCCTAAGAAATCTGCTAGGTTTCACCGGTTTAGAGACTGCTGTAGTAGATGGCACACGCAGCCGGCTAACTAGTACATACAGAATACAGGGCGTTTTATTCCCCTCAAGGCCTTATCAAAATCATCATTTAAAAGTGGAAAATCTCAGCCAGAGTAGGCGCAAAATAGGCGGGGGGTATACATCTAATTACATTGGTACGTATGTCACTAGCTCACTGCTATTTGATCTAGATGCCAATTTAGATAGCCATGATGACTATAGGCATATGACTAATAAATTTGCGCCCCTCTGTAGCAATGGTGAGCAGATCAATTTTTATCAGGCATGGGGGGATAGCAGACGCACCCTCATTACTGAAGATGTGAATGCAGAGCAGCCGGCCTATGATAGCCTATATACATCTGAGGGCAATGGCGATACAGGGCGCATTAGGGGCACTCTCCTGACTGCTGAATTTGATCTTAGCTACCCCACTAGACTTAGGCGCAGGGTGCCGGTAAATATGGAGATCGAGCATTTATGAGTAATAGTTACACATCACCCCCCACTCTCACAGATCCTAGCCGGCTTACAGCAGCTCAGACCATACGATCTACAGAGATCTCTAGGATGAGTGATCTAGCAAATTACTGTTTTGCTACAGGGGGCACTCATAATATAGTTTCACAGTTATTTGATGATCTAACATTTATACAAGATAATACATCAACGTTTGTCACTATGGCTGAGTATGTAGTACCAAGAATCAGCAATCATCATAATGCTCTAGTTGTTAATATTCAGGCCTATTCTAACTCAGCCGCTAACCCTACAGTGCAAGTGAATTACACAATAGGGGGCATTAAATATACTGCAAACATTAGTATTACAGATCAGAACAGATATATTAGTAGTTTTAACTCTGGCACTATCAGCATCACAGGCACTCATGCTGAGGAATATGGGCTACTATCTATAGATGTGAAGGCTGTAACAGGGGCCGATTTGGTTGTGTTAGGTATACAAGCAAATTGGCAGGCCCTTAGCTCTCCTCTCACGACAGGTGAACTGTTACAGTATACTGATGTATTTACACCCATAGGACAGAATAGGCAGGGGGCAGATTTGCCGCTAACCTCTAGATGGGGGGTACAAATGCTAGAGAACATTAACACCCTGAGGAGGCGGCCTAGGGTGCTGTTTAATTGGTCAGGTATTCGCAATGCTTCTACAGCTCTAGCGATTACTGCAGCAGGGGCAGGGCCTAAGGCCATAGGCAGGGGGGATCTCAGCTCTTTTTATTCAGAAGCTGCTATATTTATGGGCACATCAGATGATAACAATTTAAAAATTAGAGTATGGGTTAATCTAGAGAATTATACGTCAGGTTCAATAAGCTTTGATGTTATGGGCAATGCACTCATATTAGATCAGGCAGGATGGCAATATTTTGATATTGACTTAGTGCAAGATGAGCTACCACGCTCTAATCAATTTGGTTTGAGCATGTATCAAGCAGGGGCAGATAATACCCCCTCACAAATTAATGCAGTAGCAAGCCCTGCAAGGCTACCCTCTGCCACCCCTTATATAGCCGGCATGTGTATAGTAGGAGTCTAAAAAATGCTTATCCCCTCAGCCTATAGAACTATGCCAAATGCAGCCGGATGCCATAATGGGCAGATCGTTATGGGTGGAAGTGTGGCTCAAATGTCATCAGCTTTAGGCCAGCTATCACACTGTAAATTCTTAGGTGAGGCACACTATCAAATTAGCCACAGCACCTATAGTACTCAATGGGGCTCTGAGCAGTTCGGGGCTAGATTAGCTACTGCTACTAGAGTATTAAAAGTGTACTCATCATATGAATATAATTTCTTATACCAAAGCACCCCCCTCAGTGAGAGATTAGCGGTGCTTTTTGTGTATGGGTCTGATTATCGTACTGCGGCAGTTATTGCACAGATCAAGCTATTAGATACAGCTGCTAATAGCTATACCGGCACAGTGCTAGATCATGGGGTAGAGTTTACAGCCCCTGAGCATTTAGATGCTTTCGATGTACCCTTTGGCGATGCCATAAGCCCTGATGCATGGGCATTTACAGGCACACGCCCTATAGCAGCCCCTACAAATACTAGCCCTGAGAGTCCTAGGCCCTTATATGTACCCTCAGCTAATAGAGGGCAGTTACTGAATATTAAAATGACGATCAGCAGTATGAGCCTAACAGCAGTGCATATCTATGATCTATACCGGCTAGAGGTGACACCATGAGCATATTATCAGATCAGGGGCGCAGGGTATTTGCTCTAGAGGTGGGGGGGCTTATTTATCGTTATCACAGCGGGGCAGGCTGTGCCGGTTTAAACACTCTAGCTGTATCAGGGATCAGCTTTGTAGATGTAGAGGGCATAAGCACAGTCTCTGCATTTAGTGCTTCTATAGACCCCTCAGGGGGCATCGGTATATATGAGCCGGTGACTGTGACATTAAACATAAATAAAAGAGCTAGCACATCAGATGCAGGGGTTATTTTTGGCAGATGTGGTGCACGCTCTGCTAGTACTAGAGCACGCATAACAGCTAATGTAAAACGGACAGACGGCACAATATCAGTAGACACTGATCTTACAGGCCTGAGCTATCCTAGAATTATGCATATAGGCGGTGAGTCTGTAAAGGTGAGCAGTGCGACAAGTACAGTTTTAACTGTTACAGGGGGCAGGGGTGTAGCTAATACGCCTAATCAATCTCACTCGATAGATCTTGAGGGTGTGACTGTGCCAGAGATCACAGATGAGATTACTACATTTAGAGGGCGCAGGGCTAAATTGTATTGTGCTCATCAGCACCCTGATCAGACCCTCAGCGCATGGGTAGAAGTAATAAACGGCTTTATAGAAAGCACTCCTACTATAGAGCAGGGGGATAGTGTCTCATTGAGCATCGTGCCTATGGTCGCTTTAATAGATACAGTAGTAACAGATAAAGGCATTAATCAAAGCAGGCTATTGCATGGGTACCATTTTTTTGGCAATAGGGGCAATTCGCTAGAGTATGCCATGAAGCTCAATACAATTGGCAGTCGTAATCAATTCCAATATGAGATTCAACACAGTGCCACAGTCACAGCTAGTCAATTTAATGTATTCGCAGATCTAAACACATTAGAGCTAGATTATGATGTAGGCCGGCCCACAGGGCTAGATAGTAATGATGAGCTGTTATTACCTATGCCGCATCCTCGGTACCCATACATGAGAGCTAGAGGGGGATCAGGTGGCCCTATCTACCCTACAAGCATTGTGAGTGGCACGCATGGGGGCAGGGATGTATACACAATTAATGCTAACTCATTTGCTAATTCAGCAAGTCAAGCGCAGTTGCAGCAGAGCATAAAAGTGAGCTTACACGCTCCTGTAGAAATTAAACAGCATACTATAAGCGAGCTGCAGCAGTGGCCTGAGATCATTAATGATACATTAGAGTCTGATGGCCCATCTACTATAACCGGTGCATCAGGGGGTGTGCTGAAATGGCGTTTAACTGAAGACAATCAGGTTAGAGTATCAAAGCTCACCTCTGGCAATGCCTATAGTAATACTGCTGCTAGTTTATATTTATGGACACACCAAAATGCATTTATTAATAATGTGCCACCTAGCTATAGTGAAGCCAGAGCTTTTGATGATAATCAAACTAGTTTAGCTACTAATTCTGCTTATCGTGTGTGGTATGGGCTTGACATAGGGCAGGGGGATGAACCCCCCTTTGAAGACTACAGGGGTACTGCTAATAGAGAGGGCGGACAGTTTAGAACTATTATTGTGAGTGGTGCACAGTCATCAAATACACAGCAATTAAGGGATGTAGCAAAAGCTTATTATCAGATCTATGAAGATCGCATATTAGTAGAAGGTAGCCTAGGCCTGCCTACCACTGCCACTGCAGAGCTATTTGATGTAGTAGTGCGCTATTATGATAGACGATCAGAGACAATGCGTGAGCAGGTATTTAAAGCGACTCATCAAAGCACAGCCACATATAATAGCACTAATGTAGGTTATTATATTCATATAAACAGATCATTCCTCAGTGAGTGCATCTCTTTTGGTGATTGGTCTGAGGGTGAGAGGGCACTGATTAGCAGGGGTGGCAGATTCCAAAATGAGCGCATAGGCACAGCCCTATTGCAATTGCTCAGCTCAGGGGGTGGGGGCTCAGTTAATAGTACATATGATGTGTTTAGCGTGGGCTGTAATTTAGAGCTAGAGCATATAGATGAGGATAGTTTTCTGAGTATTGACAGTGCATCGCCTTTCACTGTGTCAGGTCAATTTGCAGGGGTGGGGGCAGATGTGAGAAAAATGATAAACAGCCTGCTCAGACTCATAGGAGCTATTATGATTATGAAGCGATCTGAAACAGGGGCTAGTCAGATTGCATTAGTGCCTATAGGTGCTGAGAGAGCAGCCGATGCCGGCACTGTAATTGCTGCAGGTGATTGGCTCACCGATCCCCCCCCACATTGGGATGCCCTTGATGATATCGTAACTCAGATTAAATATGAGTATGATTATGATGTAGAGACTGATGAGTATCAGTCTGAAGTATTTTTTAATAATCAGGAGGCGGTCAGTAGATATGGTGGCGAACAATCAAAGATCACCCTATCACTAGCAGGTATTACCTCTGATCAGTTTGGTAGAGGGGCCGGCAATGTCTATGCAGAATTCTTGCCCACCTCAGCTAGAATTTTTAATCTACTAAGCAACCCTCTGAGGGTTTGGCGGGGCTCAATTGGCTCAGGTCATAGCGCACTATTAGACCTAGGCTCATATGTTAAATGCTCATCACCTCACCTAAGGGGCTACTCTGATAGCTATGGGGTTACAGATGGCATCGGCATGGTGCGCTCTATTAGACAAGAGCTGATGAGTGAGGGGTGCGATCTAGAACTTGTTACTAGTGGCCTAAACCCTGTGGCATGGAATAGCTCAGCGACTGTGGCCACTGTGCCAGATACTACATCTGTTACAGTAAATGCTGATGATTTTAGTAATAGCTCTATAGATGATGTGAGCTTTTTTAGTGTAGGTGATGTGGTCGATTATGTGCCAAATGGGGCTCAAGACACAGCGATTACAGGTCTTACTATTGATAGTATATCGAGTAATACAATTACATTTACAGGGGCTCATGGTATATCATCAGCGGGGGGCACTCTTGAGCCTACCACTTATGCAAATGCTAGCAATAATCATAAGGCGGATGCATATTTAGCAGATAATTCTGATCTATTAAATAATACAGATACAGCACAGGAGTATAGTTGATGCCCACTAAACACACTAAAGCAGAACTTGAGACTAGAATTGAGTCATTAGAAAATGATGTAAGACGCATGAGCAGGGCCTTAGGGCAGGCTCATATTGATCTAGATATTACAGTCACTCAGGCTCATACATACCCTACTCCTGCAATATCAGAGCACGCTATCAGAGCCATTAAAAGGGCTAAAGCTGAGCTTGATCTAGTAGTTAAAGAGCCCTCATCTAGAATCAGTGTATACATAGGCGATAACGTAAATAAAAGCACTCAGGGCCTTGGTTGGACTTGGCTTGATCCCTATACACGCAATGGGCAGTTTGCATGGTGTGGGGCTTTTGCTGCATTTGCGCACACAGAAGTTAGAGCGCAAATTAGGAAGAAGATCTTTCCCTCATGCTATAGGCTCTATTCAAATTGGTCGAATACCTCTAGACATATTGACCCCTCAAAAGTGCAGGCCGGTGACATAGTTGTAATTTATACTAGTAAAAGATCAGTTCAAGGCGATCATATCACTCTGTGTATAGATACTAGCACCATAGCTGAGGGCTATATTAAAACAATTGAGGGTAATGCACATGGCACTCTAGGAGATGGCACACAGGGTGAGGGGGTCATTACTAGAGAGCGCACTACTGATGAGATTGCCCATGTGTATAGATTGCTAGCAGGTGATTTTGATGAGTGAGCTTACATTAACTGAGAGGCTAGGAGGGCGCAAGGCTCTAGCGTTTTATGCTGCATTAGGCTGCTCTTTTACTCTAGCTCTATTAGATAAGGCACATGCAGAAGTGCTAGGCCTAATTGATACTCTATTTTTTATTTATGCAGGGGCTAATGTCATGGCTAAACGCCAGAGCCCTATTAAACCGGAACTCAGTTCCGCTTTACAGCAAAACCCTAAACCGGAACTCAGTTCCGCTTTATCTCAGGAGCACACACCATGAGTAAATTAGGCGTACAAAATCCAATCACAGCAGGGCAGATCATAGGCACATATGATGCTAGCTCTGTAAATGATACAGATTGGCACTCATTAACATCTGATGAATTTTATAATGTGCAGTCAGGAGCTCAAATCACTGATGGGCTCAAGTTCGCCTATGTGGCCATTATCACTAATGCCACTGATCTCAGCTATCTCAAACTCAGAGCAGCAGCAGGGGCAGGCGATAGCAAAACTAATACAGCAGGGGTTATACCTGTATTCGGTGGTTTTGATGTAGACACACAGGCCCTTAATACTCAAGTCACTGCTATAGCCTATGCTAAAGCAGCCGGTGCAAATAAGACTGTAATTTATGCAGGTTTTAACCTTTAAGAAAGGATCAAAAAATGGCAATTTCACTAGGTGGGTTTTCAGGGGGTGGGGGTGGTGCTTCTACAGATACGCTTGATGATGTCACAGGCAGAGGGGCTACTACTACTAATGCAGTCACTGTAGGCGGCCTGAGCATAGGCACAGCTTACACTATGCCTACTTCTGATGGTTCTGCTAATCAGGTGCTCTCGACAGATGGCTCAGGCTCTATCTTATTCAGTACTCTGAATATTACAGGGGGGCTAGAGTACAAAGGGGCATTTAATGCGACAGCCGGCACACCCTCTATAGCTAATGCTGAGAAAGGTGATTTTTATATTATTGATACAGCCGGCACAATTTACGGTCAGACATGGGGTGTAGGTGATCACCTGCTGATTAATGAAAATATGGGCGGGTCTGTTACCAATTCTAAAATTGATAAAATTGACAATACAGATGCAGTTAGCTCAGTGAATGGGCAGACAGGGCCTGTAAGCTTAGGAGTAGGCAATCTATCAGATGTCACTATCACAGGGGCGGCTAATGGCGAGGTGCTCAAGTATGATGGCTCAGCATGGGTAGATGCTACGCTTGCATATTCTGAGATCAGTGGCACGCCTACCAATATCTCTACATTTACAAATGACTCAAACTATTTAACAGCTATTACAGGGCAGAGCATCGGCAGTCTCTCTGATGTGACTATTACAAGTGCCGCAAATGGGCAGGTCATTAGTTATAATGGCAGTGCATGGGTCAATTCTGCAGCTTCTGCCGGCTCACTCGCAGGCCTATCAGATGTGACTATTACAGGGGCGGCTAATGGCGAGGTGCTCAAGTATGATGGCTCAGCATGGGTGGATGCCACACTCGCATATTCTGAGATCAGTGGCACGCCTACCAATGTCTCTGATTTTACAAATGACTCAAACTATTTAACAGCTATTACAGGGCAGAGCATAGGCAGTCTCTCTGATGTGACTATTACAGGGGCGGCTAATGGCGAATACCTTAGATATAATGGCAGTGCATGGGTAGATGCTGCGCTAGGTATTGCTGATGATACATCACCTAGCCTAGGTGGTAATTTAGATGTATCTGGCAATGATATAATCAGCGCGTCTAATGGAGCTATTGAGATTGCCCCTGATGGCACAGGCTCAGTAATTATTAAGGGTAATACTGCAGCTTCTGCGACCAACACAGGGCACATTAAATTAAACTGTGAAAATAATAGTCATCATGTAAAAATCGCAGCTCCTGCACATGCAGCGATTAGCGCAGGTGGCAGCTATACACTCACCCTGCCGGCAGATGATGGCGATGCTAATGAGGTATTACAGACAGATGGATCAGGTAATTTATCATGGGTGGCCCAAAGTGGGGGGAGCGGTGGAGGCTTTACTTACTCAGCAATTAGCAGCACTACACCAGCACAGGCACAATATCACTATAGTTGTACAGGTACATTTACGCTGACCCTACCTGCTGCATCAGGTATCACTGCGGGTGAAGAGATTAGAGTTAAAAATATGGGAACAGGCACGATTACAATTGACCGATCATCAACAGATACAATTGATGCTCAAGCTAGCATTACACTAGGGGTACAGTACCAAATGTTAAGCTTTGTCTCTAATGGATCAAATGGGTATGAGGTGATCTAATGAGCTATAAAGCGGCTGCACAAATGAAACCCATTCTCGTTCATATTACAATGAGCACAAATCAAACGCTAGCTAGCGGCGATGCTCTAGCAGTTGACACAATTACAGGATCAACCGGTCATGGTGTCACTATATCGAGCGGCGTTGTGACTATACCAAGCGGCTATCAATGGTCGATCCAAGCGCAAGTCTCGCCAACAGCTTTAGTAAATGCCGATTTAGATTGGTATGTTGACAATTCAGCATCTACTACATTTCAGAATACAGGTATTAGTTTATTAAATTCGACAGGTAACACATCTAATTTAATGGGGTTTATAGCTCTAAATTCATCAAGCTCAAGTATTGATGTAGAGTTAAGAGCGGATGCTGCTGTTACTATAGATTCTGACTTTACCTGTATGATTTTAATGGGCTATCCTAGCCCTTAGGAGTAAAACTATGGCTTATTTAGAACAGGGGGCAATTGTTAAAATATCTGAAATAGCGAGCCCACCTTTTAGCGCAGGCATAGGCGGGGTTTCTATGTCGTTAATAAATTATGATTATAATACTGTTAATGTTCAGGAAGCAAACCGCCTAGCATTTGGCCAATTTAAAACTACATATGTGAGCGGATCTTATGCGGCTTGGTTCGGGCATACTATTGATACAGATGAAAATACAACGTCTACATCTACACTACCCGACACATATAGAGCGGG